CGTCAATCGCGCTATTAAAACTTGTGACTCCTTGAAACCTGGGCGCACCAGGAAAAATTCCAGAATTACAAATTCATACGGCGCGACCAATTCACTCATAGAGCACCTACACGGTCACAGTGTAGTAAAGATTATTTCGGCAGCAAGCTATCTCTAAAGCTATTTTGTGTGTCTGCCACACATCGACACGAAAGTGTCTCAGCAGCTAAGTAGCTGCTGGAGATGGGGGAGTTGGATTATAATATAACGGAGGCATCCCAGTCCAAAAATAGACCTGGAAATCTTCACCTGCCGCACAAAACGCATTTATATACGTCTCATTGTTACCACGTAGGAAAATCTTATAGTCGAACACGTTCAACAAATCAGTTCCAAAATTACTGGTATAATCCTCTCTCTTACCAGGAACAAAACGATCATCACTATAAAATGGCACTTCAAACTCTGTGTTTGGGTTTACATAGCCATTAGTCATAACCATACCCCTGGGTCCACCAAGCGGTTTATTTGTCGCCGGAAGTGACAACGATGAATCTATTGCTCCTTGAAATGCCATTTGGCTCTCAGTGATAGGAGTAAAAGCCGCTGTGCGCCCATTTTGATAATAACGTGGCCCTAATTCCCTTTGCACTTGCGTAATAGGCAAAGAGTCGTTAGCCATGAAACTCATAGGACAAATTTTCCAACGAATGGATCCTCTATAACCAGAAAAGGCAAGAGTCACCCAATGCAACAACATTGTATTGCAATAATTGTACGGTGTTGCTGCTGCTGTCGTGTGGACTGCGCTAGTAACATTTCCCCTCAAAAACGGGAAAGCCGTGCGTCTTCCATATAAGACGCGTCTATCAGAATTGAAGGTCGCGTTCAACATGGAATGTAATGCATAGCGTTTCAACAAAGGACGAAACGACTTTACAACCTCACCTGTAAAAACTCTATTCAGGTATTCATGATTGGTAGTTCCCACACCTACCACATCCGTATCTCCTTCTTGTTGTGGAGGCGATGGTGCATGTGACACTAGTGCGTCATTCATGTCACTATCCTCGCCACCAGATTGAGGTTCAAAACCAGATTGGGGCTTAAATTCATAACAAGCGAAACGATCTGAAGGAACAAACACTTCAAAATCATCCCCCATGGATACAAAAACATTGACTTGTATGTCACGTGGTGCAGTTGTATCTGGTGTTGTAAGTTCATTCACAATAAATAAACTTAAAACGCCATTACCAAATGCGTTCAATCCAAGTGGGACAGTTCCATACGTTGCAACTGTTGTACCCTGAGGAGTGAAACTAGTGAGCAAGGACGAATGTTGACCATTTCCAACCTCAATTGTAAAATCCTGCTTTTCGGCAATGTCTATGATCTCCATATAATTCGTGTTATATTCATTTGAAGACACAAAATTTGGATCATAGACTACTTTAAGTCTGCCCTTGTGAAATGCGGACGCGACGACTTGGAACCTAAATTTCATTGTCCCAGTCCAAAACGCGAAAGGAGTGGCAGCCATGGCACATGCCGGTAAATATATGGCATCACCTTCAGTCCTCCAAAGAGTAGGCATAACACGCGTATTCCACAAAAGAGTTTCAGGAGCTTCACCAATGTCCCAATCAAAAGTAGTGAGATACGACTCTCTCTTTGCGATCTGTTTTATATTCAAAGGGTCTCCCGGCCCTATTCCTGCGATTGTAGGATCAATCGTTAACTCCTGCTTATCATCTATGGTCATTTTTGCTGCACCATCAGGCACAGTTGTTGTTGCCAAAGACGAAATGGCTGCAGGCTTATATGGATCAGGATCCTTAGTCACAGGTGGCCTAGAATAACCAAAAAGCTTCGCCGTAGCAGCGGTAATACCAGCTGCCTTCGACGTAGCCATTGCAAATGGTCCGATATATGGTGCTTCGGACAAAGTGGCAGAAATTTTTGAAATTGCTGTCGCTGGCCCAGAAACAACACCAGAACCATTTGCTTCGTCAACTTCTTTTCCTGATTGAGGAACAATTGCCGCAATATCAAGCGACGTGAGCATATTAAGCTCAACGTCTTCAAGCCAAGCGAAAATTGATACAGTGGCTTTATCTGTCGCACCATTTGCATGTCTCAAATCATTTAGAGATATAATGTGCAATCTGCCCAAATTTTGATATTCTAAGGCAGTCAAATTTACATTATTTTTCTCAAAGAAGAAAGGCAAACATAATTCACCTCCAGTTGACGTTGTTGGGTCCAAAAATACATGGGGCATTTGACTGCCCTGCACTAGAGAGGCTGTTGAACCCAACGTGGTAAAATCGTCTCTCGTGTGCATAGGATGATATAGAGCCATAGCTCTACCGTAATGAAAACTATTGCCATTAATCATAATCTTGAGTCTCAAACGAGCTCTCAACAAATTGTAATTTGTCATCCTGTTAATGACCCTAGGATTATTAATAAACAAAGACCAAGGATCCAAGACAACATTCAAGGCAGAATTAGTCGCCCACTCAGTCTCAGAAATCTTTAAAGGACGAGAAAAGAAAGAACTCAACTCATCTCCTTTTGTATCCTGCAAACTACGAGTGGGATCCATAGTTCCCTTAACGGTATACAAATAAGGATCGTCATTATCAGAAAAACCAACATTCTGATGTGTTTCATTAGCAACGACCTTCATTATTGTATTATCATCCGTAGACCCGGAATGAGGCTCAAATATAGTGCACGCACTTTCTGCGTCACTCTCAATGATCCTAAGTTCATCTTCCATTCTATGAAGAATTGAAAATTGAACTGCGCTAGCTCCGGGGTGCGTAGCGTCTTCCGCTTGCCCAAACGAAGTGGGAGCGTCGGGTGATACAACCTCCTTGATTTCACCCTTACCAAAAATACATACTAACTTCTTACAATTATTTTCTAAACATACTTCTTTTATACAATTACCAATCTATTTAAATACAACTGCAGGCCCGATTAAACCTACAGAGGCTTACATTTTGATATGGGATCCAATCCCACATCCTGTAAATACAGGTACCCTTTTTGTAGGGTATTTTTCACGTGCAAAGCATTCTAACAAAAATACAAAACATACAAAACATTTTCACTATATGTAACCATATACACATGCGCCTATTCAACTATAGCTGCGGAGCAGCAACCCACATCGGCGAAACGGGGTGTTATGTGCCTTTACAATAGGCATGCACATCGCCTAACTATTTCTATAGATATTTGTCACGCCACATCTCAACACGTGTGTCGTAACTAACATCCAACTCTTCGCAGAGGTGCCTCAAACCTGCACGCTCTGCAACTTCAATCAACTGCCTGCGCCTAGCATCATATACCTGCTCACCGTGATTAAACCATTCACGGCATGCAGTATCTATGTTCTTTGCACAGGCCACTCTTTCCGAGTCCACACTGTCCCTGTCACGCAGGTAATAGTGAAGACTCTTAAAACATGATTGGTCCACCAGAGCACCAACATGTACTCCAAGTTTTGGGTGAAAAACACTTACCCGTTTCAGAAATTCAAATTCTTCTGGTGGTAGAAAATCCACCAATTCACTCTCTTTGTCAGGCATAGTGTACACTTGTCCGTGGGCTTCTAAAAACTCTGAAGCACCCTTGATTGTAAAGTCACTAATATCGGACCGAACAGATCCTATATTGTCATCACCATATGTCATCAACTTCACACAATCACGGAAAGACAAACATTTACCACTGCGTGGCATGTGTTCACTGTAGAAATAACATCTCAAATTTAAGCTACCACAAATACCGTTCAAAATCACGGTCAAGGAATTCCCAGAAATATGAGAACCAGAATTCAGGCTTATCAAATCCCCGTTGAAAGCGATGACTGCATAAACCAAATCACCAGCCATTGATTCCATCACATTAAGGTCCTCCTCACTGTAATCGCAACATCGCGCAAAATCAATCAAAATGCGCAACGCCGCCAATAACAATTGTGAGGGCAATTTTTGATCATATTTACCATAATCTCCGCCAATCAATCTATCCTCACCAAAAGTGTATATGTGCTCGTGTAGCTCATTCCATTCGGGTCCATGACTGTTGATACCAACTGCACACTCTGAAATTTTGGGATAAAACTGCAAGACGCGCAAAATTGGAAGAAAATATTTGCGAACTAAAAAGGTAAGTGCCACTGGGTTGCTATAAAATATCCGACATTTCCTTTTGTCAAGAACCTCATCTTTCTTACAAGCTTTTGCAATGGGATAAGCTCGTTTTCCTTCACGGTAACATGTCAATAATCTGTCAATTTCTCCCTGGACAACTGCCTCAGGCTCGACAACCTTTGTGTATTCCCCTAAGGGCTCAACATCAACCAAATACTTTTCTTTCTTCCCAACCAAGGGAAAACCCACTGAAGTGTTGGTCTTAATCCTGTCAATGAACTTCTTGCCAGGAATACCATTCCAATTTTCAATATCTGTCAATGGTCTAGTGTCATTCCACATTTCATGCTTAAATATAGGTGTTAATTCTGATTTGTAATCAGTAATTGCCCAATACAATAATTCAGGACTAAACATTTGACCAGGAACCGACATATTTGCCAAACATTTCTGCCAAGGCTCCCATTGGGGCGACTCGATAGGTTTGCAAAAGATATTAGGAAAATCCATGACATCCATCACGTGTTCAGAAATGGGCGTGGGTTTAGCTGACGACTTAAAAGTCGAATGCCCAATGCAAGTACCATGCCAAGCAATTTGAGAGCCATGTGGCATAAATCTTACGGGGCTCTTCTTGTGCAAAGCCTTACTGGTCATAATAGGTACACCCATAACATTCTTCTCGAAATTATCAGCCGTGCCCGAGAACATAACACCCTCCAATCCTTTCAGGAAAATGAGGCCTCGTTTGTACTGGTCCAAGGTGAGCGTACCCGCACAGCCCTCATTGGTTTCTGCTTTGCCACCAAGATGCACGCCAAGTATAATTGGCTTGTGTTCAGCAATTGCTGTTGCCCCACACATACCGGCAAACGTTGTCCCAGTATA